GATAGGTGCTCAGGAGTTATTCTTTGACATATTAAAAGAACGTGCTGAAACAGGTCGTATCTATATTATGAATATAGATCATTGTAATACTCACTCTAGTTTTAAGGATAAAGTTACAATGTCAAATTTGTGCCAAGAGATTACACTACCTACTGTACCAATAGAACACATTGACGGCGATGGCGAAATTGCGTTATGTATTTTATCTGCTATCAATGTTGGTAAAATTTCTTACTTAGAAGACTTAGAAGGACTTTGTGATTTATCAGTACGTGCTTTAGATGAACTAATCGAACATCAACAGTATCCTGTTAAGGCGGCTGAAATATCAACAAAGGCAAGAAGAAGTTTAGGTATTGGTTATATTGGTTTAGCACACTATCTTGCTAAAATGAAAGTTTCCTATGAAGATAAACAAGCCTGGAAAGAAGTTGATGAGTTAACTGAATACTTCCAGTATTATCTTTTAAAAGCTAGTAATGAACTTGCTAAAGAAAAAGGCAAGTGTGATTACTTTGATAGGACAAAATATTCAGACGGTATCTTACCGATAGACACTTACAAGAAAGAGGTAGATGAGATTGTAAATCGTAAACTATCTATGCCTTGGGAGAAACTACGAAAAGACATCAAAGAGTTTGGGCTCCGACATAGCACACTCTCAGCCCAAATGCCTTCTGAATCCTCTAGTGTGGTTTCTAATGCCACTAACGGCATAGAACCACCTAGGGACTATTTAAGTATTAAGAAATCTAAAAAAGGTCCTTTAAAACAAGTTGTACCACAATATTCTACACTAAAAAATAATTATACTTTATTGTGGGATATGAAGTCAATGGAAGGATATATAAATGTAGTTTCTGTTATACAAAAGTATTTTGACCAAGCTATCAGTGGTAACTGGTCATACAATCCTGAACATTTTGAAGACGGTCAAGTGCCAATATCAGTAATGGCACAAGATTTGTTATCTACATATAAGTTAGGTTGGAAGACTTCTTATTATCAAAATACGTATGATAGTAAAAAAGATATTGATGAACCAGCACATCCTGTTGGGTTTAATGATAACGTACCAGAGGAAAATACTAAACCACAAGAATTAGAAGACGAAGCTAATTGTGATTCTTGTACAATATAAAGGAGAGAACATATGGCATTTTTAGTCACTAATGTTCCTCATACAGATGTTTATGTGAAAAAAGAATATTTGTATGACTTACAAAAAGGTCACGGTGAGTTTGTTGAAGGTGTATGGGTAACAGCAAAAAGTATTCAAGGTAGAGCATTATACTTTGAAACATATCTACCAGAATACGGTGCTTTATTTGATAAGTTACCTATTTCTGCTTTTGTATGGAAAAAAGATATTAAAGAAGACATACCATCTAACAGAATTACAGTTATGGGATTGTTTTAGTTACGATATTAGTATATGTGAAAAAACAATGTTAACAGGTAACAAATGTAAGTATTTGTCGCCAAACAAAAAATGGTATCACGGTTGGTATATGTACACAATAGATAATGCCAACAGTACGAACTTAGAAAGAAATGTAACTTATAGTGAAATACCATCACAACATAAGTCATTTAACATATTGAAATTAGAGAACGGCTACTTTGCCGCTCAACCTAATAACCGAGTAATATTTTATGATAAGTCTTTAACTCCAAGTCAGTTGAAGTTTCCAGACTTTAAAGTGTCCACCATAGAATATTCGGTTGAAAGTGAACTGAAGTGGACCGCTGGAGATGACGATAACTATTTTTATGAACTAAAGGAAGGCGAAAATTAATGGCAAAAAGTGTATTTAATAAAGATAAAAATTTAGACGCCACAAAACAGTTAATGTTTTTTGGTCCTGATTTGGCAGTACAAAGGTATGATAATATGAAATATCCTATCTTTGATAAACTAAATCAACAACAATTAGGTTATTTTTGGAGACCTGAAGAAGTTTCATTACAAAAAGATAGAAATGATTACCAAGAATTATCTGAACAACAAAAGTTTATTTTTACATCTAATCTAAAATACCAAACAATGTTAGATAGTGTTCAAGGTAGAGGACCTTGTTTAGCATTTTTACCATTTTGTAGTTTGCCTGAACTCGAAGGTTGTATTGTAACGTGGGACTTTATTGAAACAATACACAGTAGAAGTTATACATACATTATTAAAAATTTATATTCTGATCCATCAGAAATATTTGATACGATTATACAAGATGACAAGATTGAGAAAAGAGCAAAAACAATTACAGAAACTTATGATGAGATGATTAACTATGGTTATCAATGGGCACTTGATAATAAAAAAGTTGATATGTATGAGTTAAAAAAGAAATTGTATAGAACTATGATAACCGTAAACATCTTAGAAGGTTTACGTTTCTATGTTTCATTTGCTTGTTCATTTGCTTTTGGTGAACTAAAATTACTAGAAGGTTCTGCTAAGATTATATCATTTATTGCTAGAGATGAAAGTCAACACTTGGCGATGTCACAAACTATCATCAACAATTGGCGTGAAAGAGAAGGCGATAAAGAGATGTTAAAGGTGATGAAAGATTGTGAACAAGAAGTTTATACAATGTATGATGAAGCCTTACAAGAAGAAAAACGTTGGGCAACATACTTGTTTAGTAAAGGTTCAATGATAGGATTATCAGAAAAACTATTACATCAATTTGTAGAATATATGGCAAATAGAAGAATGAAAGCCATTGGTTTAGAACCAAAGTATGAACAAAAGACAAACCCATTACCTTGGGTAGATCACTGGTTAAATAGTCGTTCATTACAAAACGCACCACAAGAAACAGAAATAGAAAGTTATGTTATCGGTGGTGTTAAACAAGATGTAAAGAAAGATCAGTTTAAGAAATTTAAATTATAATGATAGAGAAAAGACAAAAAACCTGTTCTAGTTGTGAAACTAAATATACAGTAGAATGGGATATAGAAATACAGGATTTAGAACCTTTAACTTGTCCGTTCTGTGGACACGAAGTAGAGGAACTAGATGACGAAATATGGACAAACGAACCCGAACCCGAAGACGATAGTTGGAATTGATTATAGTTTAACCAGTCCTGCCGTTTGTATTAATAATGAAGGTGAATATATGTTTTATTATTTGACAAGTAAGAAAAAATATATCGGTCAAATGGCAAAAAATATTATTGGTTTTGAACACCAAGAGTATGACACACCTATAAAAAGATTTAGTCAAATATCTGATTGGGCAATCAATACATTTAACAGATTAACTTACGATTTAAAAAACTTAAAAGTTTTTATTGAAGGTTATTCTTTTGGTTCAAAAGGTCAAGCTATATTTCAAATAGCAGAAAACTGCGGTATTTTAAAGTACAGATTACAACAATTAAATTTATCATATGATACAGTTGTACCAAGTGTTGTAAAAAAAGGTGCGACTGGTAAAGGTAATGCCGATAAAGATATGATGTATGAGGCATTTTTAAAAGAAACAAAAATTGACTTGAAGAAAATATTTGATACAGATAAAGTAGGTAATCCTATTTCAGATATTGCTGATAGTTATTTTATACAAAAAGTTGGTTATGAAAATATTAAAAGCACAAAAAAGTCTACCTGATTTTACACTTCAATTCTTTGATGTAAAATCTCTACGTACAATTCCTTCCGAAAATTGGTTATCTAAGCGTTCAAATGAGTTTGGTTATAGTGAAAGTTTTGAAAAGCACGGTATGATTTGGCCAATAGCAGTTACCGATCATAGACAAAAATGGGTACAAGATAGAATACTACCTAAAAATCCTCAACATAAAGATAAAGACGGAAATCTTATACCAGGTTATTACGTTCACATAGGCAATAAACGTGTACTATGGGCAAAAGAAAATGGTTATGATAAAATAGAAGGCTATTATTTTAATTCAAAAGAAGATAAAAGAAAGATACAAGAGTTACAACATATATCACATACGGAGATACCAAAATGATTTCTATGTTATGTCCTACAAGAGGTCGTGTTCCTCAAGCAGAAAAGTTATTAAAGTCTTTTTATGAAACACAAGTAAATGAAAATGAAATATTATTTTATATACAAGAAGATGATAAAGATAAAGATAATTATGTAGAAATGTTTAAAAGAAATAATCATACTGGTTATATTATAGAGCCATTTTGTTTTACAAGTTATATGTGGAATAGATTATCTGATATTGCTAAAGGTGATTTATTAACACTTATGGGTGATGATGTTATTAT